GAAGCGCCAAAAGAAGATTCTGAGCCAGCAACCGCTGAGCCAGATAAACCAACCGAAGGAGAACAAGTGTCAGACACTACCGCTCCAGCTCCTACCGAAGAAGCGGTAGAAGCTGCTAAGGTGGAAAACGTTCAGGCAGCTCGCCCAGCGTTCTACACCACACCTCGCCTTGAGTTCACAAAGGCAAAATACTTAGAGGCTTCAATCCGCGCCAAAGTTCTTGGCGATGATGAGTCTCGTCAATATGTCCTCGCAGCTGACGACACCACTTCAAACAACAGCGGCTTGATTCCAACCCGTCAGTTGACTGAAATTATCAATCCGCTTTCAAACGCAGATCGAGGATTCATTGACGCAATCAGCAAAGGCGTTTTGCCTGATGCTGGTATGACTTTTGAAATTCCAAAGATTACCGCAGTTCCAACAGTAGGCGTTGAGGCTGAGGAAGCAACAATTGACGAAACAGGAATGACTTCCTCATTCGTCACAGTTAACGTTAAGAAGTATGCTGGTGGCCAGGAATTCAGCGTTGAGCTTCTTGATCGCTCCAGCCCCGCCTTCTTTGATGAACTTGTTCGTCAAATGGAGTTTGCATATGCAAAAGCAACCGATCTTGATGTAACAGCACAAATTGCTCTTGCTACAAACGTTTCTGATTACACAGCTCAAACCGCAGATGGTCTTGTAAAGTTCTGTGCTTTGACTTCCGCTCAAATTTACGATGCGTCTCTTGGCTTTGCTAAGAATCTTGTCGTCTCCCCAACACAATGGGGCAACATTATGGGTTATGCAGAATCAAGCGGTCGCCCAATATTCAACGCTACTAACCCATCGAACGCAGCCGGCGCAGTAGGCCCACAGTCACTTCGCGGCAACGTAGCAGGATTGAATCTTTACGTCTCGCGTTCAATTGGAGTCGCAGCTAATACCAGCGCAGCTAACCTTGCTTCGTTGTTCAATGTTAACCCAGACTCCTTTACTTGGTATGAATCCTCAAGATTCCGCCTTCAGACCGATGTTGTTGCTACCGGCCAAATTAAGGTTGCTTATTATGGCTATGGTGCTCTCGCTGCTAAAGTTGTTAACGGCATCCGCCACAACAACACAATCGGAGCTTAGTAATCCAATAGTGACGGCCAGTCCGCTCCCGAGCTGGCCGCTCACCCATTAGAAGGAAGGATAGGAAATGCCCTCGATCGTATTAGCCTCTGAGCTGAGGACAATCTTGGGCGTTTCCTCATCCCTGTATAACGATGCTTATTTAAACGACATTATTGACACCAGCGAGAACATTATTCTTCCAATGCTGGTTACATTCGCTTCGGACATCAAAGCCGTCAAGCTCGAGGATAATATTGCTTACTTCACTACCTCAACAATTCACGAATTCACCGAAGGCCAATCCGTCGTAATAACTGGCTGCGGATCACCATTTAACGGCACTCGCACAGTTACCGATGATGAAATTACCGATTATGTATTTACCGCAGCTATCACTAATGCAGATATTTTGGAAAAAAACATTATCCCAGCCGGAAAAGCTACGCTCTCTGGCGCATCTACCTATGTCGGAAATGCCAATGTCGAATCTGCAGTATTGGCAGTTGCCGTTGAAGTCTTTCAATCCAGAACCGCCGCTGGCGGACAAATAGAGGGAGTGGATTTCGCCGTTACCCCTTTCCGGCTTGGCCGCTCCCTCTTCAATCGAGTAGCTGGATTACTCGGGCCATATATTGATACAGAAACGATGATCGGTTAATGCCATCGTCAATTTCAACTGATGTCCGAGGAGCAATTAAGACAGCTCTAGCCGGAGTGACCGCAAATGTGTATGACACAGTACCGGAAGCGCCAATCGTCCCAGCTGTCGTAATCGTTCCGGATTCGCCGTATATGGAACTTGAGACAATTGGCCGCGCCAATGTCCGCGTTAATCTTAATTACACCATAACGGCTTGCGTTGCGTATTTCAGCAACGCCGCTTCTTTAGACAACCTTGAGAAGCTTGTTATTAGTATTCTTAGCGCCTTATCCGCGTCTAAGTATGAGCTCTCGACAGTCGAAAGGCCGTCGGTGACTCAGGTAGGGACAACAACCCTATTAGTTTCAGATATTCGCTTGAGCGTCCGCTACGAGCAAACCGCATAGGAGACCCAAATGCCAACAACAGTAATAACTGGGCGCGATGTGACCTTCACACTCGATACAGCAAATTATGACGCCCAAGCAACAAGCGCAGTCCTCAGCTGCGATACGATTATCGAGACTTATCAGACTCTCGATGGTCGCGCATATAAGTCCGTAGATAAGCAATGGACTTTCACAATCGAGCTTCTTCAAGATTGGGGCGCAGCTTCATCTTTGTTCGAAGCAATGTGGGCTGATGCAGAATCAGCACCTAACACCACACTCGCCGTCAGTTTCACAGCAGTATCCGGCGCAGTATTCGCTTTCAATGTCCTTCCAATCTTTCCAAGTGCCGGTGGCGCAGCTCCCGGAGCTTTGACAGATACTTGGACAATGACAGTAGTGGGAACGCCAACAGAAACATTTAGTTAAGAGATCGGAGCATCGGGAGATGAAATTAAATATCACAATTAAATACACAAATGGCGAAGTGGAAACCTACACCGCAGGGCTTCCTGAGTGGGCTAAGTGGGAACGGAAAACTGGCAAGTCGATCTACAAAATGACCGATATCAAGGAATACCAGCAGACCGATTTCTTATTCTTAGCCCATTGCGCCTATGTCAGAGCCGCAGCTGGTAAGCCGGTTAAAAGCTATGACATCTGGGAAGTAACTGTCGATGAATTAGTTATCGGAGACGCTGAGAACCCAAAAGCTACCCAGCCGGAAGCCTCAATCGACTCTTAATCGAGTTGGCTATCGCAACCGGCATCCCAGCCCAATACTGGGAAAACGCGGAAGATTTATTAACGGCCGTAGAGATACTGGAGAAGCGGAATGGCGGTAAATGAGCCAATCACCTACGACAGGGCAGAGCTCCGGTCTATTCTTAAAGCTTTTAAAGCTCTTGACGATGAGGCTGTTGATGAAGCTAAATCTGCGAGCAATGCGCTGGCTCAATTCGCATCCGACAAAATCAAACAGACCGCGTATGGCAGATTTGTTTCCGCCGAAGCTGTTCGACGAGTCGCCGAAGGTGTTCGCGTCTCAAAGTCAAGCAAAATTGGAGAATTCTCCTACGGCTTTGCTTCTCAGCGTTTTTCAGGTGGCGGTAATACACAAATCCTCTGGCCGGGTCTTGAATTCGGATCTAATCGTTATAGCCAGTTCCCCAGACGCACTCCCACCAAAGGCCGCGGAAATTCTGGCTACTTCATCTATCCGACCCTTCGCAAAATTCAGCCTGAATTAGTGAGACAATGGGAAGATGCTTTTGACAAAATTCTTAAGAAATGGGATGACTAATGGCCGGTAGTAGAACCTTAAAACTATCCATCCTCGCTGATGTTGATGATTTAAAAAAGAAGCTGGATACCGGATCAAAAGAGGTCGAAGGTTTCGGCGGTAAATTAGAAAAGTTTGGCAAAGTAGCCGCAGCCGCTTTTGCAGCCGCCGCAGCTGCAGCAGCCGCTTATGCCGCTAAGTTAGCCATCGATGGCGTTAAAGCTGCCATCGAAGATGAAGCCGCTCAGAATCGTTTAGCCAATGCCCTTAAAAATGTCACCGGCGCTACTGAGGATCAGATTAGTGCGGTCGAAAAGCAAATCAGTAAATTATCGCTTGCCAATGGCGTTGCTGATGACAAACTGCGTCCGGCTTATCAACGATTAGCAACGGCAACCGGAGATTTATCTAAAGCCTCCGGCGCTCTGACTTTAGCGCTCGATATCAGCGCTGCAACTGGAAAAGATGTTGAAGCTGTCAGCAATGCACTTGGGAAGGCTTATGAAGGCAATACCACAGCTCTAGCCCGACTTGGAATCGGTATGAGCACAGCTGAAATCAAGACTCTCGGTCTTGACGGCACAATGCAACAATTGGCAAAGACTTTCGGCGGAGCTGCAACAGTCCAAGCAAATACTCTTGAAGGCCAGATAGCCAGACTAAAGGTCGGCTTTGATGAAGCTAAAGAATCAGTCGGCGCTGCACTATTACCAATGGTTCAAAAGTTTATGGATTACATTGTTAATACTTTGATTCCAATGCTACAAAAGGCTAAAGCAGCGGCTATTGATCCAATCGTTACTGCGTTTAATAATAACCGAGAAGCCTTAGAAGATTTGTGGTTCTTTACTAAAACTTATTTAGTGCCCATATTTGAAGGCGCTTTGATTGGAGCAATTACAAATGTCGGCAAAGCTGTTGCCGGAATCATCAACATTATTGGCACAGTCGTAAATGCAATAAAAGGCTTAGTAAGCGGCGCGATAGATGCCATCAATAAGATTATCGAAGCTTACAATCGAATTCCATTGCTTCCCAATGTGCCTACAATTTCAAAGCCAAGTCTCGGTAGCTCTACCGGAGGCGGTGGAAGCATTACCCTTCCGGGCGGTGGCGGAACTGTGACAGTACCTAGTCCCAGCGTCGGTGGTTCTACTGGAGGTTCAACTTCTAGCGGATCATCAGGTTCTACTGGTGGAGGCGGCGCTTCGGTAGCCAGCACAGTTGCTCAAACCACAGAAAAAGTTGCGAAAAGTGTGGCCGAAGCTGTCATCGATTGGATGCCTACTCGGACTGGAACTGTCGCGGGGTTTAGAGCTTTTGAATCCGGCGATGTTATTAATATGCCGGGAATCCCATCTAACTTTGATGTCGCTCGGGTT